ATGGACGGGACTCAACCTGTGCAAAATTTGCCGACGTTGGACGAGGCGCTGGCGGACTGGCGGGAAGCGGTGCTGATCGCAGATGCCGCCGCAGCGCTGGGCGAGAAACGCGAAGCGGCAGTGGCGCGGAAGCAGGCGCGCCCCCTGGCATGGCAGATCGCCCAGATTGTTGATCGGCAAGATGGCAAGTCGTCGTAAGTGGATGCCCCGCCGGGCGGGTGTGCGGTGGGGCGATAGAAAGCTGTTTGTGGAAAGGCAGCAGGCATGATCGGTGAGTCGTGGATGGATGATCCTGAACGGTTGTGGACATGGCGTGTGCGCAATCTGCTGTTGAGTGAGCGGAAGATTTTTGAAGACGGCATCGAACTGGAACGCGCAACAGACCGCGAGTTTATCGTCCGGAACGGTGGGAGGGTGATTTACATATCGCCGGGCGGGCGAAGATCGCTCGATAAGGCAGTGGAACAGTGCGTGACATTTCTGGTGAGCAGAAAGGATGCAGAGATGGCGATGAGCGAGAAATCGATTGAGGCGCTGGCGCTGCTGGAAACGGTAGGCGGCGAGGGCAATCTGTCTGAGATGGGCTATGAGCGCGGGTTGATCGCAAGTCTGGTGCGCTACAACCTGATCGAGAAGAGAGACGGGCTGCATGTGCTGACTGAGGCTGGTCGAGAACGGCTGCGGGAACAAGGCGTTAAGCCATTTATGGCAGCGATGGGGGACGCCGGCAGTGTGATCGTCGAGGCTGCCAAGTCTGCTGTTTACGGAGAGGCACGCCTACCAACGCAGAACTTGAAGGTGCGTCGCTCGCGCGGCAGCCAGTCGCCCGGTCTGGCAGAGGCGGAGACGGTTGATCTGCGCGAACTGATTGGCGGCTGCACCGATTGTGAGGACTGCATCAACAAGCGGGTGCTGGACATGCTGATGGCACGGCTGCCGGATGCACGTGAGATTTATGATCTGATGGTCGCGCTGGACGAGAAGCTCGCCGGGCTGCGGCGATAACTGAAAGAGGCAAGCATGTTAGGTGAGGTTGACCGGTACGCGCTGGCACGCGCTTTACAGGGACTAGAACCGGTTGAGCTTTTGGGGATGACCCCGATGACAGCGATGCTGGTGGAGCATTGGCGGGGGCGAACGCCCGATGCGACGGACATCGAGATTGCCCGGCGATGGTTCGGACAGGAATTTGTGAGCCAGGTGTTCGCGGTTGATCCTCACGCCCCCCCACCGGTGCAGACTGTTGACCCGGTGGGGCTGGTGCCCCCGCTGCCCAAAATCGCAAAGCTCGACGAGGGGCAGGCGCGGGCGGGACGCTGGCTTGACGAGTTCATGAAGTGGGCACGGCTGAAGGCTTCGATGACCGACCCTTTGTTTCTGGAGGCGGGGGGATTGTGGCTGCTGTCGATGGCGACGGCGCGGCGAGTGGCACTGACGCTGGACTTCGGCACGATCTATAACCCGCTGTACGTGCTGTGGTGCGCGGGGACGACGTACTGGCGCAAATCGACCGGGCTGCGGACGGTGGAGAAGCTGGCACGGCAGACAATGCCGCATCTGATGCTGGCAGCGCAGGCGACGCCGGAGATGCTGCTGGCGCGCCTGGCAGGTCAACTGCCGATCAACTATGACAAGCTGCCGCCGGATGTGCAGGCGCTGGAACTGCAAGGGCAGCAGTTTGCGGGGCAGCGCGGGTTTATCTCGGACGAGGTGTCGAAGCTGTTCGCCAAGAAGTATATGGAAGGGCTGCCCGAAGTCCTGATGGAGATGTACGACACGCCGCCGATGGTCGAACAGGAATTTAAGACGCAGGGACGGCTGGTCGTCTTCAATCCGGGTTTGTCGCTGCTGACGGCGACGACACCGAGCCGTCTGGGGTCGGTATTTGGGGATGGCGAGTGGGAAGATGGGCTGCTGCCCCGGTTTGCGCTGCTGACGCCAACCAGCGATTTTGTCCGGCGGGAACATGCGACGCGGGCGTCGGCACAGCATGAGCCACCACTGCCGCTCGCCCAGACGCTGCACGCGCTGTACCGGAAACTACCAGAGCCTGAAGCGCCGGACGCACTGTCGGGCAGCACGTCATCGTCACTGCGGACGCTGGAGATCGGGATTACGGATGCGGCGCTGGAACGGTTCAACGTGTATGCGGACGCGATGCACGATTTCACCGGTCCGCGCGGTGGCATTGACGAGCGGCTGACCGGGGTGTACGGACGCCTTCCGATCATGGGGCTGAAGATCGCCATGAGCCTGAGCCTGATCGAGTGGGCGGCGGATGGAAAGATGGGGATCGATGTGCAGCACTGGGCGCGGGCGCAGGATATTGTGGAGAAGTGGCGCGCATCGTCGCATCGGCTGCTGACGGACCTGAACCGCAGCAGTGACCAGAAGTATGAGGATCGCATCATCGACTTTTTGCGGATGGGGCACACACGACCGCCATCCAAGTACGAAATTTATCGCGGTGCACGTATCCACAAGCGGACTGAAGCCTACGCCGCAATCGAGGCGCTGAAAGACGACGGCAGGATTGGCGAAGTGGAAAGCGGCGGGCATCGCGGGTATATCCTGGGGAGAACCTCATGAATCCTGAATATTTTGACGTGAAAGAGGCAAGGGCGATTGCCGATGAGCTGCGGGTCGATCTGGCTGATCTGTGTGAGCAGGGGGTCGTCGCCGGGAGCATCCGCCGATGGGTTCGGTATGTGAAGGATGCAGAGATTGTTGTGCTGCCCAAGAATGCACCGACTCTGCTGGCGCGGCTGGACTCGTGGCTGATTGCCGGGCAGGTCAAAAAAGCGCTGTATAACAACAGCGGCGAGCGGTGGGGCACGAAATATCGGGGGTTGATCTACAAGGGGCTGCGCGTCGAGATTTTCATTGGCGACAGCGACAATTTCGGGTATCTGCTGTGGCTGCGCACCGGACCTAGCGAAGCGAACAAGTATGTGATGCAGCAGTGCATCTATCAGGCAGCGCCGTACAGGGCTGAGGGTGGGTACTGGTGGAAAGACGGACGTAAGCTGTCGATTCCCGACGAGCCGGAAATGTTTCGCCTGTTGGGGATGATGCCTATTCTTCCTCATCTGCGGTCGATTGATGCGTATCACAAATTTATGTCGCCGGCGCGCTGGGCATCTTCGGTGAATTACGCCATTGTGCCAGAACTGCCAGTGCAGGGGACGCTGCTATGATCGCCCAGAGTGAGATTGAGCGGCTGCGCGCGCTGGACTGCCGGGACGTGGTGGCGCGCGATCTGGGGATGCCGAGGCAGCACAGTGCCCGGTATCTGTATTATGCCTGCCCGCTGCACCACGAGCAGCACGGGCGCTCGCTGACGGTGCGGGCGGAGGGCTGGCGGTGCTGGGGGAAATGCCAGACCGGGGGAGACGCTATCGCATGGGTGATGGCGTATAGAGGCGTGGGGTTTGAGGATGCGTGCAGGCAACTGGGCGCGGCGGAAGCCTCGACCCCGATACAGCGAGTGGCGGATGCCCCGCGCGTGACTTCGCCAGTGGACGCGCCGCCGCTCGACTGGCAGGCAGCAGCAATGGAAGTGCTGGTAAAGGCGCGGCGGATGCTGTGGAGCGGCAAGGGCACGCCGGCGCGCGCATACCTGCGGAAGCGGGGGATCGGCGAGAACATGATTGCCGAGGCACAGATCGGGTATATCCCCGGCGACTATAAGGCGTGGCAAAAAATGCACGGGCTGAATGTGCCATGCGGGATTGTCATCCCGTGGATGATAGAAAGCGATTTGTGGCAACTGAAGGTGCGGCGGGCGGCGGGCAATATCAAGTATCAGCAGGTGGCGGGGGGCAGCGCGGGCGGGCTGTACTGGATCGACAAGATCGACCTGCGCGGCGCGGTGATGATCGTCGAGGGCGAGTTCGACGCGCTGGTTGTCAACCAGGTCGGCGAGATCGGCGCGGTCGCGCTGGGCAGCGCGAGTAACACGTTACGCGACAGGTGGATTGATCGGCTCATCTTCGCTCGGCGGCTGTATGCGCGGCTGGATGGGGATACGGCGGGTGTGCGAGCGACGGAACGACTGAGGGCAATCAGCAGCCGAATTACACCGGTGAGTGTGCCGAGCGGCTATAAGGATTGCAACGAGTTCTGGCTGGCAGATGCTTATGCCTTCCAGAAATGGACGGGAGACCTGGCGGCGGGGTGAACACTGATGAGCAACCTGCATCTCGCCATTATTCAGATTGTGAAAGAGCGTCAGCGCGGGCTTCCGCCGAACCGAGGCGTGCTGCCGGTCACGGTGCAATGTTTTCTCGACGATTACCGGGCAGAGCAGACGCTTCGTCGAGACATGGCTGCACTGTGGCAGGCGGGCAAGCTGGAGCGGGTGGGCGGGACAAACTCGCGGCGCGGGTATCGCATAAGGAGCGAGAAGATTATGAGCGAAAGTGAAGTTCTGTTTGTGGATATTAAGCGGATTCGGCAGGATGGCGGGACTCAGTTTCGGCTGGGGATCGATAAGAAGACGGTGATGGAATATGTCGAGGCGCTGCAAGACGGGATTGAGTTCCCGCCGATTGAGGTCTTCGACGATGGCGAGTATCTGTGGTTGGCGCACGGTTATCACCGGCTGGCGGCGCACAAAGAGTGCGGCTATGAACGCATCAAGGCGCTGGTGCGGTACGGGTCGAAGCGGGATGCGGTGGTCGCGGCGCTGTCGGCGAACGCGACGAATGGGCTGCCACGCTCGAACGATGACAAACGGAAAGCGGTGGTGTTTGCTCTGCGCGACCCTGAGCTGCGCAAACTGTCGCAGCGCGAGATTGCCAAAGTCTGCGGGGTGACGCAGGCGATGGTAAGCAAGGTTGCGAGTGAGATTATGCCGTCAAAGAAAAAAAATGATAACGGTTATCAGTTTGATGATCCGTTGGCAGTCATCCGCGCGATGAGCGATGAGCAAAAGGCAAAACTGATCGAGTATGTGACGTTTAACAACTGGCTTGATCCTGCTTTTAGCAAGCGGTTTCAGCAGCTGGGGTTGATGACTGTCTACAACAGTGGACAACGGGAGATGACCCAGCTGGCGCAGGAGACCTTGAAGGTGCTGTTAAGTGGTGATCGGTGGCTGTCGTTCGAGATTGATCTGATACAGCGCAACCGCCAGGCTGACCAAAAAGAGCGCATTTACATTTCATCGGCGGGGCACGCAAGGGAAGTGCTGCAACATCTTCTGGTTAAAAACGGGTGGGATGACCTGGTAGGCGCGAAACATGCATGGTCATCATGGGCGAACCTGCTGGCATGGGGCGGGTATGTGCGGCGGGAAGTCGTCAAAGTGACGGATTATCAGGGGACGGTGTATTTCCACATTACGCGGGAAGGCTGCAAGGCGCTCGACCTGCCTTACTCGGTGCCGATGAAGCCCCCGCCGACTGTGGAGGAATACCTGCAGCAGAAAGCGCAGCGCGACGAAGAGTGGCGGGCGCAGCAACGAAAGCTGGAAGAAGAAAGAGCAGCAAGGCAAAAAGTGGATCCGGCGAAGGCAGCAGAACAGGAACGTGAAATGGCGGTTCGCTATCTGGGCTTCGCGCGGGACTATGTGACGCGGGCGGAATACCTGAAGGTGGATAAAGACAAGGCGGCGGCGATGATCGACAAACTTGTCGAGATCGTCGAGGCGGCGGGTGTCGCGGAAGCTGAGGCGGGGTGATGACAAGCAAAGGCAAATACGCTGTCAGCACATCTGTGTCGCCAGAGAAAACGCTGGCGGAAATCATGGCTTTACTGCGCAAATATGGGGCAGAAAGCCTGACCTATGGTGAAACTGCCGGGAAAATAGGACTGGTGTTTCAAATAAAGGGTCGCTGGATTCGCTTTGTGATGCCGCTGCCGGATAAAAGCGAGGCGACTGTGGTGAAAGCAAATCAATACAGCAACCGCGCTGGAGCATTTAGCCAAGCGAAATATGACCAGATGGTGCGGTCGCGGTGGCGGGCGCTGCTGCTGACGATTCGGGCGAAGCTGGAGTCGGTCGAGAGCGGCATCGAGACGTTTGAGCAGGCGTTTATGGCACAGATTCTGCTGCCGGACGGACAAACCGTGAGCGAGTGGGCGTCGCCTCAGATCGAGGCGGCGTACAGCAATGGCATGATGCCGCCGATGCTGCCGATGGGGGCGAAGGGAGATTGATGATGAGATGGCTGCTGGAATGGCTGTGGCGGATGCACGTCGGGAGACGACGCGGGCAGCCGCAGGACACGGGGCATGTGCAGTGTCGATGCGTGGTGATTGAGCGGCAGCATCGACCAGATGTGATTGCAGTTGTTCGTCCGCTGACTCCGCCACGCGGGGTCAACCCAAAGCTGAACTGAAGGGATGTAGAAGATGCCTTATCAAAAGTGTGCGTGCGGCTGTGGGCGGCTGCTAGAGCCGGGCAAAACAGGGCGGAATTTCGCGTCGCCGGCGTGTGTGCTGCGGGTGATGCAGAATGATAAGCGCCTGGTCGAGGCACTGGGCGATGATGCGAAAGAAGCATTTGCACTGGCGCTGGCGTGGGCAGAGCGGCAGGAACAGCAGAAGGGGAAGCCACAATGAGCGGCGATTTTTACCTGGAAGGATTGGACTGCCCGAATTGTGCCGGCAGGTTTTTGGTTGCCGAGCAGGTCGATGCTGAAGGGCTGCCAGTCGGTGAGATTGAATGCATTTCGTGCGGGGCGACCTTTCAGCAGGCGGTTGATGTGCAGCCTGTGCCGATGCCGTGCGAGCATGAAAACTGCCACTCGTTAGATACGCAGATGTACACCTACCTGTCACTTGATGAAAATGGCAAAGACGTGTCTGAGTGTCTTTGCATCGAACACGCTATCGAAGCAGGATTTTGTTATCTGTGCGGGCACTTCAGCGCCGGGCTGGAAAGTTACGACTTCAGCCCGGTGAATGGGGTATGCGGCGATTGCGTCGAGCTGCTGCGCGACGAAGCGGGCGAATATGACGACGACGACGGGTTCGACTTCGACTATGACGATTTCGGGTATGACTGCTCCAGCAGTTATGAGGATGGGGAAGAGGTCGACTCGTGATTTACGTGGCGGCAGATGAAGACCCGATGAAGCCATGCGAGTGGGCGCGCTGGATGCTGCGGCATGATTTTGTCGTGTGGGATACGGAAACAACAGGGTTGGGAGACGATGCCAAGATCGTGAATATCGCTGTCGTCGCTGCGTCTGGGGAGGTATTGTACAGCAGTTTAATTGATCCGAAGGTACGCATCCCGAAAGATGCGACTGCCATTCACGGGATTGACAATGCTGCTGTGCGGAATGCCCCAACTTTCGAGGAAGCCTACCCCGATATCCGGCGGGCACTTATCAATCAGCGATGGGCGGTCTACAACCTTGACTACGATGTGCCGCGCCTGCGGTACGAGTGTGCGAGGTGGGGATTGTTGTTTCCGACACCGCGACGGATGCTGACGCAGGGGATACTGCGAACCCAGAGAACGTTTGTTTACACTGACACCTGGTGTGCGATGAATATGTTTTCGCGTCACTACGGTGAATGGAGCAGCTATCACGGCAGCTATAAGTGGAAGTCGCTTTGGGTTGCGGCGGCGGAGATGAATCTGAAGACGACGCCAACACACGGGGCGCTGCAAGATGCGCTGACGACTCTCGAATTGATTAAGGCTATGGCATTAAGTGAGGATAGAGATTATGGCGACGAGCAAGAAGACCAAGAAAACGCTTGAAGAATTGCTGACCTACAATCAGCGCGACCGAATCATGAAGCGCTACGAAGAAATTTACCCAAAGCCGGACAACGTGCAGGATTACGTGCCTGTGGAAGTTCAGCGTCCACTTGTGGTTGCGACGGATGGCGAGGAACGGCTTTATATTGAAGTGCGTGATATGCGTCGCTACCAGGACGACGAGGGATTTGCACGGTTGGTGCTTATCTTAGGTGGCAAGTCGGTTACGGTTGAGATGACGTTGGAAGACCTTGATACCCTTCGATTTGAGGTTGATAAGGCGCTTCAAGGATTGTCGCGTGTGAACAATGCGCGCCGTGAGCACAAACTGGCGGTCGCTGCGCAAAGGCGGGCACAAGAGCAATGGGAAGCTGCACGTCGTAAGTCGATCACGGACGCGCTCTCCAGCGGGAAGATCACCCCTGAAATGATCGATGATGATGATGTGTTGGCAAGCCTCCCGCTGGAAGGATAGAAGATGGGCGCGTTTGAACAAGAGATGCTGGCGCTTATGCGGAACATGGATTATCCGGTTCTGAGTTTCACGTCGCCGATTGGCGTGCCGATGCTGAGCGGTGTGAAGGGGTTGTTCGAGTTCTGGCATGATGGGCGACAGATACAGATGGTGGGGATCGTGCAGGAGCGGTTGACGGGTGCAGTGGCGCAATGGCTGGTTGATCTGGCAGCGTCGCTGAATCTGGATGAGGAGGCGTTCCCGCTCGGCTGCGCGGCGATGGCGATCTGCAAAGAAGCGGCATGGGACGAGATGCCGGAAGATATTGAGGTGTGGGTGTACGAGCGGCTGCAAGGGGGTGACGACGAGAGCGATTTCGGCATTGAACTAAGCAGCGCGGGGTAAGTCAAAGAGCCGTTCCCGAAGAGGGAGCGGCTTTTTTTTATGGGTGCAGGCGCGTTAGCGGGGGGTGGGGTCTGGTAGGGTGATGATGAGAAGAAAACAGTTTCGTATAGTGATTTAGACTGAGGCGAAAAGTAAGCATAAAGTGGACAGGATTTGACGTATGACACGGGTTGGCAAAACTTCCGTCCGGCAGGCGCTGGAAACGCACGGGGGCGTCATTAGCAAGGTAGCCGAGTCGTTCAATGTGTCGCGCCAGACGGTCTACAACTGGATCGAAAGATATGAGCTGCGCGAGGTCGTCGAGCGGACGCGGGACATGATGTTCGACCTGGCGCAGGACAACATCCTGAAGGCAGTGACGGACGGTGATGTGGACGTAAGCAAGTTTGTGCTGACGCACATGCCGACGGCGCGGCGCTGGTCGAGCCGGGCGGAACTGACAGGCGCAAACGGTACGCCGCTGGGGTTGTCGCCAGATGTGATTGAACTGATGCGCCGCATGGGGGTTGAGCCGAGCGAAGTGGTGAAGGAATTTGAAGAGATGGTGCGGCAGCAGGCGGGAGTGAAGCACGATGAATGAGCAGGCGTGGCGGCTGCTGGAGAAACACGCGACGGTGGTGCTGCCTGAAGAAATTGATCACAGCGTCTACGTGATGATGCTGGAAGCATTGATTGAGAAGCGAAGCGAACCTATCAAACTGTACTGCCGGGGGGACGGCGGCGATACGCGCGCGGCGCTGGCAATCGTCGATCTGCTGCGCCAACACGGGCAGGTGATCGGGTTTCTGGCAGGTGAGGCAAACAGCAGCAGCGCGGTTATCTGGGCTGGTACAGCGCGACGATATGTGTATCCACTTGGCGCAATCGGGCTGCACAAGGTGTCGCTGGGGTCGCTTAACACACGGGTGGACAGCCTGTATGCCGCGCAGATCGCCAGAGAATACACGATTACAGAGGAACGCATCGCAGCGCTACTGGAGTCGATCAGCACGCGCTCGGCGGGGAAATGGAGCGACCTGATCAACGATGCCGGGTCGGGCGGCATCAAGCAAATTTTTGCCGATGAGCTGATCTCGCTGAAGATGGCGCAGCCGATCTCCGACTACAAGTTGGAATAAGGGGCTTTCTGTGAGCCTGCAACCCACCCTATTGACAAAAAGTTTAGCAGCCGCACTGTATCGGCGAGTGGCAGATGCACCGCCGGAACTGCCGGGGTTGTACGAAAAGCAGCAGCAATTTGTGACGAGCGGGGCGCATCATGCCGCGTTTGTCGCGGGCATTGGCAGCGGGAAATCGTGGGCGGGGGCAGTGCGGGCGCTGTATGCGTCTAAGGGGTGGATCGGCGGGAAACGAATTAAGACGCCGAACCTGGGCGTGGTGACTGCGCCAACCTACGACATGCTGCGCGACGCGACGCTGCGCACGTTTCGCGACATCGCCGGGGATGAGATCGTCGAGTTCAACAAAAATGAGATGGTCGCGACGATGCGGAATGGCAGCGAGATCATCTTCAGATCGACACAGCACCCAGAGCGGCTGCGCGGTCCGTCGGTGTCCTGGTGGTGGGGTGATGAGGCAGCGCTGTACACCCCATTGGTGCGAAAAATCATGGTCGGGCGTCTACGGCAGTTCGGGGCGCTCGGCTATGACTGGATTACGACGACTCCGCGCGGGCGCAACTGGGTGTGGCAGACGTTTGTCCGTGACGCCCAGAGCGATGATTACCTGCTTGTCAAAGCACGCAGCCGCGAGAACATCTACCTGGACAGCGAAATCGTCGATACGTGGGAACAGGAATATGTGGGCGACTTCGCCGCCCAGGAACTAGACGCGGAATTTGTGGCGTTCGAGGGCTTGATCTATGGCGAATTTGACCGGGCGCGGCATGAGCGGGCGAAGCTGACGGGGGTGTATACGCGGTACGTGGCGGGGGTGGACTGGGGCTTTGCTAATCCGGGCGTGATTCTGATCGGGGGCGTCGATGGCGACGGGCGGATCGGGATTGTGCATGAGATGTATCGGCAGCGCACGCGCATTGAAGAATGGGTGGATGTGGCGGTGCAGCTACGTGATACGTATCAGGTAGGGGCGTGGTACTGCGACCCGTCGAACCCGGATAACATCAAGAAATTTATTGAGGCAGGGCTGAAGGCGGAGCCGGCGAACAACACGGTGCTGACGGGCATCCACGCGGTCAAGGCGCGGCTGGCAGCGGTTGACGGTGAACCGAGGCTGCTGGTGACGCGCGAAGCGGTCAACCTGGTCGATGAATTCGAGAGCTACCAGTGGGCGAAAAATCAGCACGGGCTGAAGGATGAGCCGCTGAAGACGCATGATCATGCGATGGACGCGCTGCGCTACCTGGTCATGGGGGTGGATTACCCGACGCGGAAAAAAGTGGAAGCGAGGACACAGACTTATGCTTAGCGCGATTGCTGAAAAACTGGGCGGGCTGGTGCGCTCGACGTGGGTAGCGGATGTGACCGCGTGGGGCGAACTGGTGGCGCTGTATCGGGAGTATGCGGAGGGCAACCACCGGGCGAAGCTGACGCAGGAAATGCGCGAGATGCTGCGCATCAGCGACGGACGAAATGACCAGTTTACAATCAACTACTGCGATATGGTCGTCCAGACAATGGCAGATCGGCTGCATCTGGTAGGGATAGATGGGGACAATGATGCAGCGTCGGCGTGGGCGGCGGGTGTGCTGGCGTTCAACCGGATGGATGGTCTCCAGATGGATATCCACGACGCGGCGATCCGGGACGGGGTGACGTATGCGATGGTGGCATATGACAACGAGTCGCAGATGCCTGTCATCGTCCACGAGCCTGCCTGGGATGGCGAGGTGGGGATGATCGCCGTGTACGACCGTGCATACAAAAATATCGTCGCGGCGGTGAAGGTGTGGCAGGAAGTCGATCACCGCCGGGCAAATATTTACTTCCCCGACCGGGTGGAACGCTACAGCGAATCAGGGGGGCTGCTACAGCAGATCGACGAGCAGATGGTGGCGTGGGTCGATCTGGACAGCCGGGCGGTCGGCGTGCCGGTGGTGGCGTTTATGAACCGGGCGAAATCGCGGATGACGACGGGGATCAGCGAACTGGCGGCGGTCATCCCCATGCAGGATGCGTTAAACCGAACGCTGGTGAGTATGGTGATGACAAGCGAACTGACCGCGTTCCAACTGCGAGTGGCGCTGGGGTTTGCGCCGCCGAAACGGGTTACGCCGGGCATGTGGATTGTGATCGGCGAGCAGGGGCTTGACAACACGCAGCAGGTCGATGCGCGGGTGATGGAGCAGGGGCAGATCGTGCCGTTCCTCAACCAGGCACAGTTTTTGATTGACCAGATTGCGATGGTGAGCAGGACGCCGCTGCCGTCGCAGATGGGGGGCGACAACGCGAGTGGGGAGTCGCTTAAGCAACGCGAGATCGGACTGCTCGGCAAAGTAGATCGGTTCAAGATTAAGGGCGGTAACTCGTGGGAGGATGTGCTGGCACTGGCGGCACGGGTGCAAAGGGCATTCGGGCGGGCGCAGCCCCCGGCAACGGCGCGGTGGTATGCGAAGTGGGAATCGTCGGAGATTCGGAATGATGCGGAAGTGGTGGCGAATGCTATCGCGGTGCGCGAGATCGTGGGAGATGCTGAGGTGCTGCGGCTGATCGCGCCGGTGTTCGACTATGACGAAAGCAAAATCGCGGCGCTGCTGGAAGAAAAGGCAGCGGAGGAAACGAACGCAGTGGCGCGGCTGCCCGTGCCTGGCTTTGACCAGTTTGGTGTATAGAAAGAAGGTTATGCATGGCTAGCTCATTGTATACGGCGGCAAAAAATGCTTTTCTGCTCGGCGATATTGACTGGGTGGCGGACACGATCAAGGTGACGCTGGTTGATGCTGCTGACTACACGGTCAACCTGGGGACGGACGATTTTTACAACGATGTGCCGGCGGGCGCGCGAATCGCAACGGCGACGCTGGCAAACAAAACAGCGTCCGGGGGTGTGGCGGATGCTGATGACGTGACATTCGCGACTGTGACGGGCGACCAGGCTGAGGCGCTGGTCATCTGGAAAGACACCGGAAACGAAGCTACGTCGCCGCTGATTCTGTACATGGACACCGGGACGGGGCTGCCAGTGACGCCGGGTGGCGGCAATATCACCGTGACCTGGAGCAACGGGTCGTCGAAGATTTTCAGCCTATGACAAAGGGATTGATCATCGGTCTGAGCCTGTCGGCTGTGCTGTGGCTGCTAATCGCATTGGGGTGCAGGCTGGTGCTGCTGGCGCTGGGGGTTGTGGCATGAGTGAACTGAACATCACGGTCGGCAAACTTGAGCCTACTGGCGAGATGGTGGCGATTCCGCAGCACGCCGTAAGCATCACGTTTGAACGGGTGGACGACGCTGGAAATAAATCGAGCGAGACGGTGATTGCCCTGTTGCCAGATTTTTTCCTGGGGTTAGAGCCGGATCACCTGGAGATTGTCAAAAGCTGGCTGATTGAGGTGTTGATCCAGAACGAAATGCGCAAGGCAGGGCTGGGCTGATGGCAACCTATTATGTCGGTCCGGGCGGCAGCGACAGCAACAACGGTTTGACCTACGCCACCCGTAAGTTGACGCTGAACGGCGCGGAAGATATTCCGGTCGCAGCCGGGGATATAGTGTACGTCGCGCCGGGGACATACCGTGAAGAACTGGTGTGTGATGTGTCCGGCTCGTCGGGCAGCCCGATTACGTATATCGGCGATGTGACCGGGGCATACACGGATGGCGTCGGCGGGCGGGGGCGCTTGACGGGCTTCAACAGCGATGCCAGCGCGACGGCAACACGTCCTAACGTTCTCGATCCGTCTACTCGTTCTTACCGCACGTTTCGCGGTTTTGCTATTGACGGCAGCTCAGGCAATACCATCCGGGCAGTAGACGCGGACTACCTGATACTCGAAGACTGCGTGATACAGGGCGGCGGGCAAACTTCGTTCTCGGAAGGTGTGCAGTTAAACAGCAGCGCTGGCGTCATCATCCGGCGATGCAAATTTAAACTGACGTATGGCAACGGCAGCGCGCTGCGTGTGACGGGCACGTCGAATGAAGATGTTTCGACACTAATCGAAAATTGTATCTTTGAAGGCGCGGACGGCGCATACAGTCAACAAGGCTGCATCGGCGTCACTATGCGCCACTGCACACTGAATGGCGGACGGTACGGCATTGAAACCGGCACCGGGGAAGCGGGCATGTTGACCGTCGAATACTGCATTATCACAGGGTTTGAGCGCGGCTTTACGTCGGGCACGGCGGGCTACATCGTCGAGAATTACAACTCGGTGTTTGGCTGCCAGACGGCGCGCACAAACACATCGACCGGCGCGAACTCTGTGGCGCGCGCTCCACTGTGGCAGGATGACACGCTGCTGGCGGGGTATCAATTGCCAGCGAAAAGCTACTTCCTGGGCGGCGAATCGGACATGATTCGCAAGGGCGGACACGCTGATACGGACGACGATTATTATGGACGTGCGCGCCCAGCGACGGATAGCAAAAAGTCGTGGGGCGCGGTGCAGTACAACGGCATCAGCCGAAACACGGTCACGGTACGAACGGGCGGGGCATCGCTGAAGATCGATGATGCCGGGCGCTGGCAGAGTGATCCTATCCCGGTGTCAGCGGTCTCGACAACGATTTCTGTGTGGGTGCGGTGGGAGAGTGATTACGCTGGCACGAAACCACAACTGATTGTGCGTCAACCGGGACAAGCGGATCAGACAGCAACGGCGACAGGTTCGGCAGGAAGCTGGGAGCAATTGAGCGTCACGTTTACCCCGGCGGCGCAGCCTGGATGGGTGTGTGTCGAAGTCGTAAGCCACAACACGGCGGTGAGCGGCAGCTACGCAGTGTATGTGGATGATCTGGCGAAGTCGTAATGGAAAAGTGGCTCAACAGCACTACTCGTCTGGCTGAAGTTGACAGCATTAGTTTTGAGTGGTGGCTGAACAATACAAGCCCGCTGGCTGACCCGGCTGCTGATGATGCAGTGATCTCTCCGGACGGGGTGGCGGGCGGCTCGGCGGTGGTGCCGCCGACGATCACCATCGGGGTGGATGTCGGCAGCATCGTCGGGGGCAGCGCGGTCGGCGAACCGACAATCACGCTGTTCGTCGCGCCGGATGAAGTGGCGGGCGGCTCGGCGGTGGGGCTGCCGACAATCACGAGTGTCACGACCATTGCCCCGGATGGGGTGGCGGGCGGCTCGGCGGTGGGGTCGCCGACGATTACCATTGGGGTGGATGTCGGCAGCATCGTCGGGGGCAGCGCGGTTGGCGAACCGACTGTCACGCTGGCGGTTGCGCTGGATGGGGTGGCGAGCGGCTCGGCGATTGGTGAACCGACCATAACGCTATTCGTCGCGCCGGGCGGGGTGGCGGGCGGCTCGGCGGTGGGGTCGCCGACGATTACCATTGGGGTGGATGTCGGCAGCATAGCCGGGGGCAGCGCGGTTGGCGAACCGACTGTCACGCTGGCGGTTGCGCTGGATGGGGTGGCGAGCGGCTCGGCGATTGGTGAACCGACCATAACGCTATTCGTCGCGCCGGGCGGGGTGGCGGGTAGTTCGGCGATTGGTGAACCGAGCGTCACCACTGGCGACACAATATTGCCAGATAGCGTGCCCGGTGGTGCGGTGGTCGGGTTGCTGTCGATCACCATCCGGGTGGATGTCAGCAGCGTCGCCGGGGGCAGCGCGGTCGGTGAACCGACCGTTTCTAATGTAAATTATTCGACGAATTATTCAGCACAGCAAATTAGAGTTGTTGAGGCTCGACGGCGGCGGGCGACTGTCTATATGGTGATGAGGCAGCAGGTTGTGGATGCCCGGCTGCGAAAAGCGAAGATTGATGCGCAAGTCCGTCAAACGAAAGTGGAATCGCGGCTGCGCAGGCTGCGCCTGGAGGTGATGACGATGGCAGTTAGTTTTTCAAAAGCACCGGATGACATTGAGGATTTTCAGCTTGACTGGATAGATCGGGCTGGGGACAGCAGCATCAGCAGCGCGACCTGGGAATCGGGCAGCACTGAACTGGTGGTGGTCAGTTCGACACATGACGGCAGGAACACGACGGCAAGAATCAGCGGCGGGATAGCTGGAAAGAAATACTGGCTAAGCGTGACCTGTGTGCTGTCGAGCGGCGAAACAGTGACCGAACAGGTGAGGATGTCGATAGATAACGTGGCGCTGTGAAGTAAGCACCCCGGACGGTTAGTAGAATACGGATTATCGTCACTTCGGAAAATCCGAAGTGAGAGGCAGCGCAGGCTGCTTTTTTTGATTCGGCGCGTTAATGGGGTGGCGAGCAGATAGGCTGGAAATGACGTAATCAGAAGCTACAGTGAGGTGATATATGGCAGACATCAGTGTGACCGCAGCGAATGTTCTGGCGGGGGCAAACGCAAAAAAGCGCACGGGTATCGCGGGCGCGACGATCACAGCGGGGCAGGTGCTGTATGAGGACAGCAGCGACAGCAACAAGCTGAAGCTGGCAGACGCGAATGCCAGCGCGCTGACTGCAAAAGTCGCGGGCATCGCACTGCACGGCGCCGCGACCGGGCAGCCGATCACTTTCGTCGAGGAAGATGACGACTTCACGCCGGGCGCAACGCTGAGCCTGTCGGCAGCAGCGGATGACGGGGTGTATATCCTGTCGGGCACGGCGGGCGGAATCGCGCCGGTGGGTGATCTGGCGAGCGGCATGTATCCGGTGGTGCTGGGGGTGGCGAAGTCGTCGAGCAAGATGATCCTCAAGATCGTGCGCGGCACGGCGGCGCTGACAGCCTAATGAGCGTGCCACAGTCGAACCGCATCGGGGAGCTGGTGCGCGGGCTGCTCGACAGAGGCTACGAGCGGGCAACGGCGGCAACACTGCGGGCGATCTCGTCGTCGGTGTCGTCGGGCGTGGTGGCGCAGCGGCTGCGCGAACTGGAGGCAGAGGCGGCTCGGCTGCAAGCTGCCGGGGAGCGGATGCAGGCGGACAACCCGGTGCTTCGCGCGCTGGTCGCTGACCTTGAGCCAGTGCTTCAGCGAGATGCGGCGCGGATCGACGTGGGCGCGACGGATACACAAGAGTCCGGGGTGAGCGCTGCGCAAACTCTGACGAGGGAACTGGCGCTGTTTGATAACGAGGCAGCGCGGAGACTAATCCAGGCGCGGTGGAATGTGCCAGACCCAGAAGCTGTCAACGCGGTGGTGGAGATCGTGAACAATGAAGGATGGGCGGCTGAGATCAGGCGCTATCCTTCTCTTGTTTTAGAGACGGTGCAGAACCAGGCGATTCGCGGGGTTGTCGAGGGGTGGAATCCAACCCGGACGGCGCGGGAAATTCGGCGGATGACGCAGGGTGTGACGGTGGCGCAGGCGAATACGCTGATGCGCACGGTGCAGCTCCATAGTTACCGCCGGGCGACGGCGATTCATCAACTGGCGAATCGGGACATTCTGCAAGAGCAGATTCGCGTCGCCACGCTGGACAGGCGGACCTGCCTGGCGTGCATTGCGCTGCACGGGACACGGTATCCCATCGGGGTGGCGATCCCTGATCACTGGAATGGACGCTGCACGTCGGTGAGCGTGATTACGGGTGTGCCGCGCAATATCCGCACTGGTGAGGAATGGCTGACTTCGCTGAGCGAAGAACAACAGCGCCGCATCATGGGCGATGCGAATTTCTATGCCTGGCGGGACGGCGAGGTGCGGATTCAAGATTTTGTCAATGAGTGGCAAGATCAAACATTCGGCGCGATGGTCAACGAGCGGTCGCTGAAAGGGATACTGGGCGACGGCGCGCGGAAGTATTACACGAGGTGAGCGATGGTCATGACAGGGCGGATTCGGCGGTGGACGCGCTGCACCACTGCGGAATTGTGGCAGATGTGGCGCGAGCAGTTCGAGAGCGACGACGAAGCTATTGCTACTGCGGTGTGGATGGCGAACCGTCTGGTGAAAGAGGCAGCCAAAAGCACAAAGATAAAGTTCTACTCAATCAAGGATGCGTTCATCCAGCGCTACGGGCAGGCTGGGCAACTGGCGCGTGAAGAGGTGCGACCATGCCATGCGTGTGACAACAGCGGCGTGCTGTGGGATGGCGCAACGTGTTACCGCTGCGACGGGACGGGTATCTACATGACGCGGCGGCTGTACCTGCATACTTTCGAGGTGGCGGGGACGAAGTATCGTCTTCACAGTTATGTCGAGCCGAAAACACTGCTGGACGAGATGGCAGCGGACGAGGCGCAGTATGGCAGCCGATTCAGCGATGAAGAGTGGTCGGCACTGGCGCTGCCGATGAGCGGGCTGCTGCGGATTTTGAGCTATGTCGCGGCGGCGAAGTGGAAAAAGCAACTGGTCGGCGGGCGGTATATGTAGGCGCGTAGAAAGCGCGTTATCGCAGGCGGTGATAGGCGACAATCAACATAAATCGAGGCGTCGCTCGTAAAAAACGAACGGATGAGGTGAGGGATGGCAGAGCAGGACAATCAGACGACGGGTCAAGCTGGAGCGGGGAGTTCGTCCGCAGGGACGCAAAACACTGAGACCATGATCCCCAAATCGCGGTTTGACGAAGTGAACGAACGCATGAGGAAGGCGGAAGAGGCGCTGGCGAAGTTCCGGCAGGATACCGAAGCGGCTGAAGCCGAACGCCTGAAGAAACAAGGCGAGTGGCAGCAGATCGCCGAGAACGAACGGAAACGCGCTGAAGCGCTGGCGCAGTTTCAGGCACGTGCGGAATCTCTGGAAAAGATGCTTACCGACAGCAACAAGCTGCGGATCGAGCGTGTACCGGAGACGATGCGGACGCTGATCCCGGTGGATTATCCGCCGGAACGTTTGTCGGCGTGGCTCGACTCGAACTGGGAGCGGCTGATCGGAAAGCCTGCCCCAGACATCGACGCGGGCGCGGGCGCGGGAGCGGCGACGGGCAGCGGCGCAGCCAAACTGACAGCGGAGGAACTGGAACTCGCGAGGCTGGCGGGAATGACGCCGGAGCAGTACGCCGAGTCGAAGCAGGTTGGACAGCAGCGCCGGGGAATTCAAACACCGAAGTAACCCGGCTGAAAAGGCAGGAGGAAGGCAATGCCAGACACCAGTAAAGGCTTTCGTTTTCGTTACCGTCAGTCGGGCGGGATGCCGACGATTCTGAGCCTGACCTTCAAGGATACCGAGACCCTGACGGCGGGGGACATGGTGAATCTTGAGTCGGGTGAGGTTGACCTGGCGGCGACGACAGACGCGAATCTGCTCGGCGTGGTGATGGAAACCAAAGCCGGGACGGACAGCACGACGGTGATCAAGGTGATCGTGGACGATGACGCGGTGTACGGGGTGTATGACCCGAATGCGCGGCTGCTCGGCGCGACGCTGGACATCGCCGGGGCGACGGGTGCGCAGACGGTTGCCGCCAGCTCTAACAAAGAGTTTGTGGTGGTGGCGCCGAGCGCAGCAGACGAGGAAACGCTCGTCAAGTTCAACATCGGCAAGCACGCCTTCAACAAGGCGCAGTAGGCGCAGAAAGGGAGGCGTAGAGAATGCCTATCATTTCGACCGTCGGCGGGGCGTGGGCGGACTCGCTTGATCCTATCGTGCAGTTTCGGGCGGATCAGGCATTTCGGCGGCGCGCATCGCTGATTGCAACGCTCTATAACGTGCAGGGGTCATCCCGCGCGTATGAGCAAATTTCGGGCGTCGGCGCAATCGGCATCGATGCATGGAAGGATTACGAGAAGGCGCGGCAGGTGCCCGAACTCAACTTCGACCAGGGCTACAAGGCGACGTACACCCACAAGGAATATCCGGCTGATTTTGCTGTTGAGCGTAAGACGCTCGACGATGGCAATTTCGCCGAGGTCTTCCGGCTGGTGGATCGCATCGGCGACTCGGCGGCAGTCTTTCGCGAGGTGGAGGCGGCGAGCGTGTTCAACAATGCGTTTACCGCGACGGGTCCCGATGGGGTGGCGCTGTGCAGCGACAGTCATCCGCTTTCGCCGAACAAGACCGGCTCGACGCAGGACAACAGTTTTGCGCTGGCGCTGACGAAGGCGAACGTGCGGACTGTGCGCGAGGCGATGATGGCGTTCACCGACGACAACGGCAACAAGATGGCGGTGACGCCTGATCTGCTGCTTGTGCCGCCGGCGCTGGAAGATGACGCCATCGAGATCACGATGTCGGTCAATGATCCGTCGAGCGCGAACAATGCGGTCAATCCGCAGTATCAGCGCTTCCGGGTAGTCGCGTGGCACTACCTGACCGACAGCAATGCCTGGTTCATGATCGACTCGGCACTGATGCGGCTGTCGCTGGACTGGTTCAACCGTGTTCCGTTCGGCGTGCAGCTTCGCGAAGGCGACGACCGGACGATCATGGCGTGGTGGCGCGCTTACCAGCGTTTCAGCTACGGCTGGAGCGACTGGAAATGGATCGCCGGGAGCAATCCGTCTTAGTCTGAGAGCGGGGGTGTGAGCAGCGCTCCCGCTTTTACTACGAGGTGACGTATGACAGTGACAGCATTCCCGAACGGGATTTCGGTTGAGGGCGGCATCCACCTGAGCAGCGACGCGGCAGTCGTCAAAAAAGTCGGCGCAGCGTTCGCCGGGGGCAGCGCCAACGGACACGGGGATTTTGACGGCACGGGCAACCCGGTGACGTTATTCACCGTGACGGGCGTGGTGGAGCTGCGCATCTTCGGCATTTGCAACACGCTGCTGGCGGGCGCGACGGCGACGCTGGAAGTAGGTGTGGCGGGGAACACGGCGGCGCTAATCGCACAGACGACGGCGACGGACATCGACGCCGATGAGGTGTGGCTGAGCGCGACGCCTGGCGTGAAAGCTGCTGCGTTTGGCGGCGAGCCGTTCATCGTCAACAACGCCAACATCATCGAGACGACGGGCACAGCGAACATCACTGCCGGGCAGATCGACTACTACTGCATCTGGCGTCCGATCAGCGACGGCGCGACAGTGGTGGCGGCGTAATCATGGCGATCCAGCGATTGAAGCTTGCGGTGACGGGTGCTGCCGGGGGTGCAGGCGTGGCGACGGCGAGCGCTACCACGTCAAGAATCGTCACCGGAGTGATCCGCGCGGTGCATCTGGCATATACCGATACGCCGCCAGCGACGACGGATGTCACGATTGCCGAGGCTTCCCAAAGTCCGGCGATGTCGGTGCTGACGGTGAGCAACGCAGCGGCGGACGGCTGGTTCTTCCCGATGGCGCAGGCAGACAACCAGGTCGGCGCAGACATCAGCGGCATGGGCACGCCTATCGCGGTGAGTGATTACCTGACGGTGACGATTGCACAGGCGAACGACGCTGATGGGGTGGTCGCGACCATCGTATGGGATGATCTGCGATGACGTTTACGTATATCCCGTCCAGCACGCCGAATGATGTGACTCGTGTCCGCTTCCACACCGGGCAGACAGTAGAAGCGGAAAGCTTTGTCTCTGACGAAGAGATCGAGATGATCCTCGCTGAATCGGCGACCTGGCAGGCAGCGGTGATAACCGTTATCAAGTTTATCATGGCGCGACTGTCTCAACCGAATTTTCGGGCGGACTGGCTGCAAGTGGACAATGAGTCTGCCCGGAAGGGGTACGCGGCGCTGCTGGCGCAGAAGGCGGCAGAGCTGGGCGTATCGACGATGACCGCACGGGGGCAGTCGGTTTACCGCGCGGACAGCGACATGACCGACACGCCCGAAGGCTGGTAGAAAGGGTCTTATGCTCACTCCACAGGTACGCGAGATGATGCGGCGGGCGGCGGGGAAGTTCTTCACCGACACCTGCACGATTGAACGTGAGATGACGACACGCGGGGCGGCAGGCGAACCGCTGCACGGGTGGCAGATCGTGGCAGAAGATGTGCCGTGCCGGTTGATCTCGGTGGGGACGCAGACGACATCGAACATCGGCGAAGCGGGCAGCGCAGAAACGCTGCAACACGAGTATCGCCTGATCGTCGAGCGGGCACATGCGTTGACGGTGGATATGCGGGCGACGGTGAACGGCGTAACGTATTACGTGGTGCAGGTGGTCACGTCGCTGACGGATGAGGTGTTCCACTCGTCGATTGTGCAGCGGAGGGACTGACGGTATGCGGGTGACGAAAGATACGCGGGTGCTGCAACGGCTGATTCGCGAGACGCCCGACAAGGCGGATGATCTGCTGCGTGCGGCTGCTGAGGAAATCAAGAATGATATTGTCCTCAGCTTCACCGTGTCGCCCAGCTCGCCAGGTGAGCCGCCGGGCGTGGACTCAAACACGCTGCGTGGTTCGATGCGGTCGAAGCCAGAAGGCAAACTGCGCTACCTGGTGCTGGACGGCGTGGAGTACGGCATCTATCTGGAGCTTGGCACAGAGAGGATGGCAGCGCGTCCGTTCGTCGCCCCGATGTTTGAGGAATGGCGGACGCGGAAGTTTGCGACGTTTGCCAAAGCATTCGGGGTGCTGAAGTGAGCGACCTGTACGCGCTGTACCAGGCGGTGTTTCGACGGCTGACGGCTGCTGATGAGATGTGGGGGACGCGGGTGTATCCCGATCTGGCGGCGGCGGGGACAGCACGTCCTTACGTTGTGTATGGATGGGCGGGCGGCGGGGCGCTGAACGCAGTCGGGCGGCAGGATGCGGAATTTGTGCTGACTGTCAAATGCGTCGCGGCGGAACTGGCGACGGCGATGGCGGGGGCGGCGCGGCTGTCGGCGCTGCTCGACGATGCGGACAGGGGCAGCGCGGCGGCGCTCGACGCGGGGTCGGCGTGGGTGGTGCTGCACAGCAAACAAGAGCAAGCTATCCACCTGGTTGAAATGGTGGATGGTGTCCGCGTGTACCACGCGGGCTATCGATTCCGGTTTCGGATGGAGGCAGTGTAGATGGCGACATACGCAGACAACAATGTGTACCTGAAGATGGGTGGCACGGAAGTGCAAGCCTATTTTGTGGAAGTGAAGCTCGAACCGTCCAACTCGGCGAACGACACCACCGCCGGAGCGGGGCAGGACTGGACACAGCGCGCCGCAGGACTGAACGACATGAAAATCTCGATCAGTTTGATGTACGATGCGGATAATCTCCAGACTTACATCCAGAAGCTGAAACCCGGTCAGATTATCGAAGTTGAATATGGTCCTGAAGGCGCTGTGACGGGGAAGCCACGGCATATTCAGACGTTTGTCCTGACGGGCGCATCGAGCGGGGTGAAAATCTCGAAAGAAGCGGTGATGTTTGAGATCACCGGTGAGGGCGCGGCTGCACCGACGGTCAACCTGTTCGACGGTGCGGTGTACAGCTAGGCAAGCCTTGTTTTGCAAAGTGCAAATTATGCACAGAGGTGAATATGGCAGAAAAAGAGCAGCTTCCGGTAGTGGATCGCAGCCGAATCACACACAAGCAGAGCAAGCGGATGAGCGTCGCGGCGATGGAATTGCAGCGGGCGCAGCGCGACCTGGACGCCGAACGGGTGGCGGCGCTGATGGAAGAAGTTGACGCGATGATGATGGCGGTGGTGGTGAGCGTGCCCGCCGGGTGGTTGCCGGACGGGGTAAGCCTGAGTGACTCGGACTGGATTGACCACCTGACGCAAGACAAGTATGAGGCGCTGGCGGCAGCCGCGCGTCCCGCCGCACCGGGCGAAAAAAAGGGCTAGGGTATGCGCTGCTGATGAAGCGCAAATTTCCCAAACAAGTGATGCTCGACCCAGATGAGGTTGAGCGGGTAAACCGAGTTCGGATTGCACGCTGGATGGGTATCCCGCCAGCGCTGGTAGATGAGATGTCCGCGCAGGATGTCGAGGATATTCTCGAAATCATGTGGGCAGATGAGATGAAATGACAAGCGCACTCGAAATAGCCAGTCTGTTCGGGGTATTGGAATTACGAGACAACGCAACGGGAGCGCTGCGGGGTTTCGATAATTTGCTTTCTAATACCGGGCAGCGGCTGCAAAGCCTCGGCAGCGGGATGCAAAGCCTGGGCGCGGGCATGACAGCGGTGGCTGCACCGGCGGTGGCTGCGCTGGCGATAGCCGGAAGCGCGGCGCTTGATTTTGGTTCCAGCATGACGGATGTTGGCTCGGTGCTGGGGCGGAATCAGGCAGAGATGGCGGCGCTGACGGATGAGATTCTCGCCTTCAGCGAAGATACGCGGGCGGGTCCTCAAGCTGTCGCCGAGTCGTTTTATGACATTGTGGGTGGGGTGGCGGATGCCTCGACCCACATGGCGATTCTTGAAGAAAGTGTCGCGACGGCTGAAGCGGGCAACGCCAACCTGACGGCGACGACAGCGGCGCTGATCGGGGTGATGAACAGCTACGGCTTCAGCGCTGATCAGGCGTCTTTCGCCAGTGATGTCCTGACCCGCACCGTCGGCATGGGCGTCGGCACGATGGAGCAGTTCGCCGGGGCTTTGCCCAACGTGACCGGGCTGGCTGCCAGCATGGGGATCGAGTTCAACGATCTGGCAGCGGCAGCAGCTTTCCTCACCACCAAAGGCAACACAGCAGCAGAGGCGACGACGCAACTCGGCGGGATGATGAGCGCGCTGCTCAATCCGAACGAGCGAATGCGGCAGGGGCTGCAAGCGCTTGGTTTCGAGTCGGGGCGGGCGGCAGTCGCGCAACTGGGGCTGGTCGGCACGTATGAAGCGCTGATGGACGAGGTTGGCGTCGATGCGATGGGTCCGCTCGTCGGGCAGATGGAAGCCCTGCGCGGCGTGACCGCATTGACTGAAGAAGGATTTGAGGAATTCTCGAACACCTTCACCGAGGGCATCGACGGGGCAACGGCAGCAGCGCGGGCGATCCAGATGGAAGCCCCGGCAGCACAGCTTGACCTGCTGCGCTCTCAGCTGGCGGTGCTGAGCATCGAAGTCGGCAATGCGTTCATCCCGGCGCTGGTTGATCTGGTTGAGATGGTCAATCCGGTGATTGACAGCATTCTGGCATGGGTGCGGGAAAATCCCGAACTGGTGGCGCAGATCGCGATGCTGGTCGGCGGGCTGGCGGTGGCGGGTCCGGTGCTGCTGGGCGTAGGAACTGTCATCAGCGGAATCGGGGCTGCGATAACTTTCCTTCTATCTCCCATCGGGCTGGTAATCGCAGCAGTGGCGGCGCTGGCTGCTGCGTATGTGACGAACTTCGGCGGTATCCGCGACTTTATTGATACGGAAGTGCGCCCCCGTCTGGAAGATTTTTTCAATTTTTTGGAGGGAGTCTGGGAGCGTGTACGTCCGGCGTTTGATACGGTTGCTGCGTGGTTCACCACCTCGGCGCTGCCGCAAATCACTGATATTCTGCAAAACAGTGTGATGCCGCTGATGCAAGAGTTCTGGAACTATCTCGCCGGGGTATGGGAGATCGTCGCGCCGGCGCTGGAGCAGTTCTGGAACTGGTTCATGGCGGAAGGGCTGCCCGGCATCCTGAACTTTGTTTCGACGGTGGTGCTGCCGGGGATCGAGATGTTCATAAACCTGATCCGGGATGTGTGGGCGGTGGTCAGTCCGGCGCTGCTGGCGCTGCTCGACTGGTTTATCAACACGGGGCTTCCGACTATCATCGGGTTTGTCAACGATACGGTGATGCCCGGACTGCAAGCCTGGCAGGGTGTGATGGCGGGCATATGGAATATTGTTCGTCCCCCGCTGACACAGCTCTACAACTGGTTCAGGGATCGACTGAGCGAAATAGAAGGTTTCATTCAAGACGTTATTGACAAATTTAATGAAATGACCAGTGCGCTCGGCTCGTGGGGAGGCGTGGGGGATAACGCCAACACCATCGGCGCGGGGCTGACCAGCGGGGCGTGGAATATCGGAGATGTGTTCAACGCGGCAGCTGGGGCGATTGGCGCGGAGTTCCGCGATACGGGCGGACCGGGCAGCGCTGGCGAGGCGTATATGATCGGCAGCGGCGCGCAGCCGGAGATGTTCATCCCCAACACGGATGGCTACTTCATCCCGAACGCGGATCGGATGATGGACGGCGGGGTGCAGGTGGGCAGCGTGGTGATTTATGCCAACAGCAGGGCTGAAGGCGCGGCGGCGGCGGACGGTTTTATGCAGCGGATGGATGAACTGCGGAGGCGGCGCGGATGACGAAGGTGCTGCGGTTTGGATCGTACAGCTTCCCGGACACGGGCGTCGAGTTTGGCGACAACTTCCGCGACATGGTGGCGCGCACATCGCGACTGCCGGGTATGGACGGCGGGTATGATGAGTATGGCACGTCGCGGGCGGCGGCGGAGATCGGGGATGTGCGCTTCAGCATGATCCTGAAAGCAGACACGGCAGAGGCGATGCAGATGGCGCGGGAAGCGCTGGCAGGGATCGTCCAACTGGGGAAACAGCGGCTGTGGATCGAGACGTATGACGGGGCGCAGCGCTTCACATGGGCACGGGTGAACAGCATTCAGATCAGCGAGCGGTATAAAGAATTCCCCGCGCTGAATCAGCGGGTGACGATCAACTGGCAGGTGAGTGACCCGCGCTGGTTTGAGCTTGGAACGGAAGCCTGGTCGTGGGGGGATGGGACAGCCTGGGGCGAGGCAGCGTGGGGCGGCGCAGCGCTGGCAACCGCGTGCAGCGGGACACAGACCGATTTCACGGTGAGCAGCACCGGGAATGCCGAAACAGAAGCGCGGATTACGATTGCCTGTGGCGCTGCCCAGACGTGCGAAAACCCGACCATACAGCGGCTGGTGGATGGCGTGGTGGTGGATGAGGTATCGTGGACTGGGACGCTGGGCAACAGCGAAACGCTGGAGATCAACGCCCGGTCGCTGTCTGTCAAGGAAAATGGCGTGGACGCTTATGGCACAGCGTTCACTTTTGAGCATCCGTCCTGGTTTCGCATCCTGCCGGGCGAGAACAGTATTCGCGTGACGTTTGCCAACGGGGGTGATGCGGCGGATGTGAAGGTGCGGTTTTACGATGCATATCGGTGAGGATGAGCGATGACGGCGACGGCAAAAACAGCAGTGACAGCCAGCACCAGCGCGCTGACCGACGGTCAATCGGCAGATGCGGCTGATGTGACCACCCCGCTCGGTGAGCTGCTGACGCAACTAAAAAGCGGTCAGGTGGCGATCTCGGCGAACGACACGCACGTCAAACATCTGGAAGATGCCATTGTCGCGACCGCCGGGCAGATCAGCGTGGTGGTGGGCAGCGAAGGCGGGAACGAGACGCTGGCGGTCAATCTGGATGCGAGCGGGCAGAGCGCGGGCAAGGTGCCCGTCACGGATGGCAGCAACGGCTGGTCGTGGCAGACTGTCAGCGCGGCGGGCGCGGAGTCGCTGGATATGACGGTGACGGCGGGCGAGACACTGGCAGAGCGGGATTACGTCTACGTCGATCTGTCGAGCGGGACGGCGTTTAAAGTGGACACGAACGCGACCCCGATCAAGTGCGGGGCGGTGCGCGGGTTCGTGGTGACGCCGGGGGGCATCGCCAACGCTGCGAGCGGGCTGATACGGCTGCAAGGGGAAGTGAGCGGCTTTAGCGGGTTGACGGCGTGGGCGGAAGTATGGGCTTCGACGACGGCAGGCGGCTACACGCAGACAAAGCCAACGGTCGCGGCGGATAATGTGCAGGTGGCGGTCATCCGCGCGGGGGTGGCGATCAGCACTCAGATTGTGCTGGCGCTGCCGGGTCATGTTGAGTATATGAAGCGTAACAGCATGATTTCCCTGACCACTATGACGATTGAACATCACAGTGATCCGCAGGCGCGAACACGCCAGGCGGCGGCATTTGTGACCGCAGCGGGTCCGTATGAAGAGCCGTGCAGTATCCGGCGCTGGTCGGGCGGTAGCGGGGATGTGTCGGTGCGTTTCGATAATGGCAGCGGCTCGAACGCAAACACCAACACGACATTCAGAAATGACATCGCCGCGACGGTCGATCTGACGTGCGTCGTCCGGCTGCCGTGACTGTTTTGACAAGAGGTTTTCTATGACCGCAACGGCGAAAACAGCTATCACTATCGACACCAGCGCGCTGGTTGACGGGGCAAGCGCAGAGGCTGCCGATGTGCTGACGCCGATCAGCGGGCTGCTGACGCATGTGAAAAGCGGACGGTGCAGCGTTTCGGCGAATGACACACATGGCAAACATTTGCGTGATGCATTGATTGACAGCGCGGGCAACTGGAAGTGGGAGATTGTGTCGCCGGCGGGCAACGAAACGCTGCGGGGGAATCTGGACGCAACCGGGCAGGGTGGACGCGCGCCGATGAGCACGGGCAGCGGGTGGGCGTGGACGATGCTGGTCGGGCTGAAGCCGCTGGACATGACGGTGGTTGCGGGCGAGACACTGGCAGAGCGGGATTACGTCTACGTCGATCTGTCGAGCGGCACGGCGTTTAAGGTAGACACGAACGCGACCCCGATCAAATGCGGGGTGGTGCGCGGGTTCGTGGTGACGCCGGGGGGCATCGCCAACGCTGCGAGCGGGCTGATACGGCTGCAAGGGGAAGTGAGCGGCTTTAGCGGGTTGACGGCGTGGGCGGAAGTGTGGGCTTCGACGACGGCAGGCGGCTACACGCAGATGCGACCGAACCCCAGCGCGGGGGGCGGGCAGGTGGCGTCGATCCGCGCGGGCATCGCGGTATCGACGAGTGTCATTCATGTGCTGCCGGGCAGTGCAGAGTATCTGAAACGTGAAAGCCTGGCGAATGCAGGTACAACCACGATTGTGCATCACAGTGATCCACAGGCGCGGTCGCGAAAGGTGCGCGTATTCGTAAGCTCGACGACGACGCTGCCACATGCGTCGTATGCCGATACCAATCGCGACTCCACTGAAGACCTGCGCGGGGTGGCAGCGGCGGGCGCGACGACGCCGAGCAACACGGGCAGCACCACCAACGGGGTGAAAATTGGTCGAGAAAGTAATCAGTCGTATGCACAGGCAAGCCAGATCGGGAGCGCCAGTGACAAAGGGCTGCTGACTGACTTTACGATTTACTATCACACGGCGAACGGTTCGCCTGTTGGAACGATCACATGGGAAATTCGACCGGATAACGGGGGTGTGCCGGGCAGCCTGGTGCTTCGGACAGGGGCACATGCTAATCCGGGCTATGTGGCGACTACGTATCTGGTGACGCTGAGTGATCCGTTGCCGGTTACGGGCAGCTTCTGGATCGTGTTGAAATCGACCAATCTGCAAACGAACGGCTTGTCTTGGGAGTGGGCGTACAACAGTACGGGGACGGTCGGGTCGGCGTTTTCGACCGATAACGGCGTGACATGGACAACACAAACGACGCGGAACAAATACTCGGCGACGCTGGCGATTGTGGGCACGAGTGATAAGCTGTCCCAGAGCTTTGCGGTGAGCGGTACGCAGGTGCTGAACAGAGCGCGCCTGTGGCTGCGCAAGCAGGGGTCGCCGACCGGCACGATGACGCTGCGTGTTGAAACGGATGCGTCGGGCAGCCCCAGCGGGACGCTGGCACATGCCAATGCGACGGCAACGGTAGTAGAAAGCACTTTATCATCGTCTGCATTCGGATGGGTGGAGTTTGATTTCACCGATTTTGAGGTGAGCGGTGGGACGTACTGGCTGGTGCTGACGACGGATCGGGCGCAGAGTGACAGTAACTACGTCCAATGGGGTGCTGACTTCAGCTCGCCGGGGTACACCGATGGCGAAATGAAAAAAGAAGTGGCAGCGGCATGGAGCGCGGTGACGAAAGATTCTATCTTTGAAATGTATGTTTCGGAAACGGCGTATGATGAGCCGTGCAGCCTGCGGCGCTGGTCGGGCGGGACTGAAGATGTCGCGGTGCGTTTCGATGATGGCAGCGGCGGCAGCGGGGACACGAACACGACGTTTCGGAATAATTCGGGCGGGACGCTCGATATGACCTGTGTGGTGGAGATGGAGTAGCAGGATGCCAACTTACAGTGTGAATATCGTCAAGGAAATGCCGACCGGATTGCGGACAAAAAGCATTTTTGTCGCGGTGCAGGATGATGACACGGGCGAGGCGCGGCTGGTAGAGCTGCCGGGGGTGTGGATTGACGAAGACGCCCAGACGCACGTCGAGGCGCTGCGCAAGCGCGACCTGTGGCAGGCGGGCGAGCCGACTGACCGCGAAGTGTTTGACCTGGCTGATGAAGGCAGCGGCACGCGCAAGTATTACAAGTTCATCCTGCGGGCGATTGAGCGGGCGCAGATCGCCGGGGGGACGCTGGACACGGCGGTCGCTGCGGGGCTGGACGCCATCGCAAGGAACAACAAGCGTAAGGCACAATTTGACGGGCGGCGGGCATGGATGGGGTTGACGCAGCCGGGGACGGTGGAAGAGAAGCGGGCACTGCTGCTGGCGATGGAAGTGTTTGCTCTGCGCGGGCTGCAAAACATCAACGAGAAGGAACGCGGTGATGCGCCTGTGGGCTGATGTGTATGATGCTGCCGGGAATCGGCTGGGGGCGGGTCCGGTTCTGACGCTGACAAGCGCATCGGTGACGCGGGCGCTGGATGGGGCGGGCAGTGTGTCGGTGAGCGCACCGCTGGCGGATGACCGGGCGCGGTCGCTGCTGACGAATGAACGGCGGATTCGCATCTTCGTCGAGCATGACGGCACGACGCGGGAGCTGGGACGCGGGATCATCCGCAAGGTGGATGTGGGCGCAACGTCGAGCGGGTGGTCGTTGAGCGCGGATGGACCTGATTCGTTCGACGAGCTGAAGCGGGTGAATGTGCTGCTGAACAGGCAGTACAGTGACCAGGCAGTGAGCAGCATCGTCAACAGCCTGGTCGGGCTGGCAAGCTGGACAGCGACCAATGACAGCGGCATGGGCAACACGTCGGCAAGATTTGACGGGGCGAGCATTCTGAAGGCGCTGCAAGAGCTGGCAAACAATAAAGGCTATCATATCCGACTGGGCACGTCACCCGGGGTGGTTGAGTTTGGCGCTTTCGGGACGGATACGGGGCTGCGGCTGGTAAACCCAGAGCGGGCGGGTTATGACCTGTACAGCAATGATCAGATACTGCTGATCGAGCGGGTCTCGCTGGCGATGGAGACGGAAGCGGTGGCGAACTGGCTGCTGCCGGTCGGCGCGGGCGAAGGGAACGCGGCGCTGACGCTGGCGAAAAGCACGCGGACAACGCCTTACACGATTCAATCGACGACTGGACCGGACGGGAAGACGCTGTACTATCTGTCGGACGCTACCTCGATTACTGCTTACGGGCAGATTCAGAAGGTAGGCACGTTCAAAGATATTGCGCCGCTGAGCAACAGTGACGCGGATGTGACGCTGGCGGCGAACGCGCTGTATGACGCGGCGGCGGCGTGGCTGGAGCGGTACAGCGTGCGGCAGGACACGTATCGGGTGACGTGCAGGAAGGCGCGGACGAATATCCGACCTGGCGACAAGGTGCGGTTGATCTACAAAGGTGTGATTGACCGGGAAGATGGCAGCAGCACGTATCTGGACATCGATGAGGTGATGTGGGTGATGAAAGTCACCGAAAAAATCGGGCTGGAAGGGGTGACGACGGCGCTGGAGATCAGCACTGTCGATAAGTATCAGGAAGACAGCGCGACGCTGGTGCTGGGAGCGCTGGAGGCGATTGAGATACGTAACCTGAAGGTGCAGCCGTACCCGTCGTCGAGGTCGTATGTGCGGTATGAGGAGATGGACTCGACGCACAGCGTGATTGTGCCGATCAAGGTGACTGATGCCACGCTGGATGTGACGCGGGTGCAGTTCACGATGATCACACGTCCGCTGCGGGCGACAGCAAAAGCGGCGAAAGATGGCGGCGGGACGACGACATCATCGGGCGGCAGCTACAGCGACACGCTGACGAGCGGACTGTATGAGGACTGGAATGGCGGCGATCCGGTAGTGACAGGTCCAGCTTATCAGAACACGAGCAGCCTGGCGAATCACAATCATGTGGTGGGGGATCATCGCCACACGCTGACCATCAGCATCCCAAATCACACTCACACGACTCCGAACCACACGCACGATATTGACTATGGCATCTATGATGACAATCTGCACCCGCAGACGATCAGCGTGTGGATTAACGGCATCAACCGGACGGCGGCGCTGGGGGGAACCTGGGCAGCGTCGAACGCGCCTGTGACGGTGGAACTGGACATCACCGAGTACATCACCGGGGCGAGCGGGGGATTGCGGCAGGAGCATGAGATCGAGATCAGATGTGCAAGCGGGCAGGGGACGGTAGAGACACTGGTGGAAATCTTCGAGATTGTGCAGGCGATCAACCTGGCATAAGCGTCATTCTACCAACCTGATGAAGAATAAAAAAACGCCCCAGTGACGGGGCGTTTTGCATATCAGCCGAAGGTGTCGGCGGGGTCGAGCGGGGGAAAAGAGGGAGTGGGCGAAGTGGCGATGGGGGTGAGGATGACGCGACCATCGGGGGACTGCTGCCAGGAATAGCCGAGGGCAGTGATCAACGATTTCATCCGTTCGTCATCATGCGCCGATGGTGTAGCTACCGCTTTGGTAGACATGTATTCGAGCACCATCTGGATGAAGGTTGTGGCTTCGGGCGGCAGCGACCTGTACAAAGAAGTGGTCGAGGTCTTCTGCGCGTAGGCATAAGCGCCGATCAAGCCCAGGATGATACTCGTGCCGGCGATGACGACTGTCGTGAATGTGTCGCTGCTGATGCCGGGCAGCACCTGGTTGTCCTGGAGACTCTCGGTGGGCGGCTCGGCGGGTTGGATGATGGGGAGTTCGGCAGCCGGGTCAACCGGGATCGGCGTCGCTTCCTGGGCGGAGAGCGCCAACGGAAACGACAAGATCAGAAGGATCGTCAGAAACAGGTGAAACAAGCGAAACAAGCGAAACATCGGGTGTGCCTTTCCCCGCCTGTAAGGCGGCTATCTGAACAGACATTGCCTGAATTTGAACAGCCTGCTCGCGCAGGCGTGTTTCCTGATCGTTGGCGCGGCTGCGCTCGGCGTCGAGTTCCTGCGCGGCGCGGGCTGCCAGTTTGCGCTCGGCGTCGAGTTGAAGCTGAAGCTGATTGATATTTGCCTTGAGATCGGCGATCTGGCGCTGGGCGACCTGGCGCTCTGCCTCCAGTTCCTTGACGCGGCGGGTGAGTTCGTCAATCTGGCTGTTGGCGGTCGTGAGTTCGACAATGCGAGATTGCAGATCGTTGATCTGGCGGGTGGCAGCGTCGCGCTCAGCTTCCAGTTCCTTGACGCGGCGGTTGAGTTCCTCGATCTGACGGTTGGCATTTTTGAGCGCTTCGAACGCGATGTCGGCGGCGGCGCGGGTGGTGGACATTTCGCTTTCCATGCGGGTGAGGCGGCTGCTGGCGTTGTCGTTGGCAAGCCGGAGCAGCTCTAGGCGGTGCGTGGCGTCGGACAACAGGAGCGCGGTTTCGCTGGCACGCTGCTCTGCCTGATCTGCTTTGGTCATCAACTGGTCGTAGTGCTGGTTGATGGTGTGCTGGGCGTCGGTCTGGACGGTGGCAACGCGCGCCTCGATGTCTGCTTTTGACTTGCGAAGCTGGAGTGTGGTGGTGAAAAACAGAACCAGAATGGTGACGATGCCATTGCCCGCAATAAACAGCAGCTCAGTCGATGTCATTATGCTCTCGCGTGATGTGAACGATTCACAATAAAGTGCTTACCCTGAGGATAGAGCGCTACAATGGTGTTAACGCGCATGGTGAGCGAAGAAAGGCATAAGAGCATGAAAGAGAAGCGAAAAAGAAAGCTGGTGACATGGCGGGGCTGGCTGGCGCTGCTAGGGATGTGCGGGGTGATCAGTTTGTGCAGCCTATACTACGGGCGGGATGATGCAGAGCCCCCGGACGCGCAGACGATGGCAGAGGCAACCGCGACTCGACTGGCACAGACAGTGGTGGCGATGCTGGTGACGAATACGCCGCCGGCGACGGTGACTATGGAAGAAACTGTCAATGAATTCTTGACAGTTCAAGTGACGAATACAGCAACGGTGACGGCTATGGCGACGATTACGCCCACAGCGACCGAAACGACAGTTGAAGAGGCATCGTCGCAACTGGCAGATCGGCTGTATTTGCAAGGTGCGCGTGTGGAAAGTGTGCAGATCGCAGATGGGCGCGCCGCCGGTGGGGAGATTGTGGTGATTGTGACCTACAATGTGCAGGCACGCACTTCTGAGGCAACAGAAAGTGAGTTATTCACACTTTTTGACGGGGTGGGGATAGCCATACATGATCTTGGACTAGAGGTTGACTCTGTCGTTATCGTTGTCGGGGTGGGTGAGATGGCATTGGGGGTGATGACTGCCAGCGCTGCCGATGTTATTTCTTTCGCCCTGGGGGGGATGACCCCACAAGAATTTAACCGCCGGGTCGAATTTGTGTCGATGATCCCTGAACAGCAGCAGCAACAAAGTGCGAGCCAGCAGCAACAAAGTGCGAGCCAGCAGCAACAACCTGTCTGCAATGGGGTGGATGACCTGAACTGTGACGACTTCAGCGGCGGCGGGGCGGACGCGCATATGGCGGCGTGCGGGGATGAAGATCGGCTGGATGGGGATGGCGACGGCGACGCCTGCGAGGATGGCTGGAATTAAAAAGCCCCCGGCGGGGGGGCTGATTGGCGATAACGGTTATCAGTCAATCGTGACGCGGATAGGTGAAGCCCAACTCGACAGGGGGCAGGCTTACGTGGTGCGCGAGTAGATAGCCCCGATACTCGCCATAGAAATAATTAGAGGCGACAAATGCATCAACCCGCTGCTGACCTGGAACACCGCGCATTAAGTGATAGAGCAGTGTGTCGATGCTGTTGAGCAGGGCTGCCCGCGCGGGCTGGGCAGCTTCCGGGGTTTCGATTGTGGCTATCTGGCGGCGAAGCGCTACGATCTGGCTGAAAGCCTGGTTTTCCTGTTCGGTAAAGGTGAAACTGGCTGATGCAATTTGCCTGATCTGGAGATGCAGTTTTTCGACCTGATCGTACCAGTGTTGAAGATGGGGATTCATGCGCACACCTCGTCGCGGATGCCCTCGAAGCGTTTGCGGCGGCTGATGAGGCGGGAGTCGTAGCTAGAGATGTCGCCAACATATTTGGCGGTGGTGGCAATCGAGGAATGGCGAAGCAGCTTCTGAATAGATTCCATTTCCATGCCTTCCTTGCGCGCCATCGCCGCCGCTGTCCGGCGCATGTCGTGGGGGCTGATGGTGAGATTGACGGCTGCCCGCACGCGAGACTGCACAACATCGCGGATGCCTTGCTGACTCAGTCCCCTAAGGGGGTCGTAGCCATTCGTACCGACGTGTGCGTGATGATCGCCATGCAGCAGCGGCTGCCAAAGCGGGCTTGTGCGCGTGATGCGACGCGGATCGTCGGCATCAAGCGGGTCGTTGTAGACCTCGACATAGCGCAGGATAAGCTGCATGGCGTCGTGGTCGATAGGAACGGGGGTGATATTGTTGCGTTTCCCCCGGACGCGGACAAGATAATGATCTTCGTGCGGCTCGATATTGGCGAGGGTGAGGCGGTGCAGCTCTGCCAGGCGCAGACCGGAAGTGAAACCGAGGTAGAGCAATGCCAGATCGCGCCTGCCTTTGATAGTGTGCCGCTCGACGGCGCGGTAGACATCCTCTACCTGGGTGCGGGTGAGACGCTGCCCGTACTGGTAAAGCGGTGCTTCGTAGCTAATTTCGTCTTTGGGCGGGGCAACAGCGGCGTCATGGGCTGCCCGAAGATGATCGCGGCAGTCTGAAATGAAATCGCGTTCGGCGCCGGTAAAGCCTGGAATAGACTGCCCGGCGAGGCGATGAAGATAAAGGCGCAGCACCGACAGGTATTTGCTGCCGATGGTGCTGGATTTTAAGCCGCGTTCAGCCTTGAGGTGGGCAATATAGCGATTGATAAGATCGGCAGTGGGAAGCTGCGGACCTGCCCATGAAAGGAAATATTTGAGTGCCGGAAGATAGGCGCGCGCGGTGTGCCGCTCTGGGGTGCGGCTGCTCGGACGCGACTCGACATGATTGATGACGGCTTCCCACGCCTGGGCAGCGCTGAAGTAGCGCAGCCAGCGCGAGTCGTCAAACGCCGGGGAGTGTGCTATAGTGATGCTGGTAGTGGGGGTGAGCGCGAACATGATCCCTCGCTTTCGATAATCGGTTTTCTGTCAACTGTCAGAGAGCCGGAAAAACACCGACCTGCTACGTCGGTGTTTTTCTTTTGGACTGACTAAGCAATCAAATTGTAACACTGACTTTTACCGCAGGTCAACAATAATTTACGTTTTTCACAGGCAAAATTGTTGACTAAGCAATTTAAACCAGTTACTATCAGTTTAAACGGAGGGAGTTGAATGGCAAAAGCAGATAAAGTGCTCTCTAACCGTTTCTCGGAACTGCTCGCTGTAAAATCGAGGCGAGAGGGGCGTCGAATATCTCGACGTATAGTTGCTGAAGAGACGGGACTGTCGAGATCGGCG